TCAGACTGCTCTCACCAGCGCATTATACAGCATTTCAATGAACTGCACCGCGCTGGGCGCACCGGTCAGCGGATAGCCTGCCAGCTGCTGCACATACTCCGGGTTTGTGAGCCATGCACCTTTAGCTGCCCGGCGGACAGCGCTTTGAATCGCTTTTGGCTCACATCTTCTGCGGTCGGCGATAGGGGTATAGATATCTTTCTCCACGGCCTGCAGGCGGTCTTCCTGCTCACAGACCAGCTCAAGACACTGGCACAGGATACTGTAGGCGCTCAGATTGCGTGTGATGCCCATCGGGCGCAGCAAATCATTGACCTGAGTGGACAATTCGGAAACGATCATAGTTGACACATCCTTTCTATGCGTCAACTCTAACCGAAAAATACTTAAAATTTACCAATTACGTCGATATACGTCGTAAAGCGTCGAAACACGCCAAACAAAAACAGCCCCGAGGAACCGTCAGGCTCCCCGGGGCTGCTGCTATGTATGGCTATTTTGGGCAGGGCGGCTTACTTCCCCTGTGCCTTCAGCTTGTCGTAGGTCTGGTCTGCCTGAAGGGCTGCAGGGGTGAAGCTGTTGTTCTTCCACCACGCGACCAGCGCGGCCACGGTGGTGATACCGGCGGTGACCAGCTGCTCCACGGTCTGGCTCTCGATGGGCAGCACGGGCTTGCCCAGTGCAGACAGCACCTGATTGGTCAGGGCCAGCAGCAGGCAGGCGGTGCGGGCAATGGTGCCTGCGGAGATGGTGGGTGCGTTGTAGGTGTGCGCGTTCATAGTCAGGTCCTTTCTCCCGGCAGCGCCGGGCTTGCATTTAATCGCGGATGGGCAGCGCCTTGGCCCGGTTATAAAGCTCGGTGCCGGTGCCATTGCCGCCCAGCGCGTGGTAACTTTGGTATAAGTATTCGAGGTTCTTCAGGCCGCTGGCATCGATCCAGCCCTGCTGGATGTAGTAGGTGCACACCTGATACAGCCGGTCATGCATGATGGCCAGCAGGCCGTCCTTGATGGTCTTGTACTCGGTTACTTTCTTTACGAGGTAGCCCCAGCCAAGACCCAGCAGCCAGATGGATCCCTCCATCCAGTGCGCGGAGATGTACGAGAAAATCTGCTGCATTGGTATCAATCCTCCGAATCTTCAATGTTATCTTCCCACGCCTGTTGGATGCGCTGGCCGTTGGCACAGACCACATCCATGGTAGCGTCGGCCTGAATGTTCGTTGCGATCAGCGCCTTGTCCATCGTGTCCATACCGAAATAGCCGGTGAACACTTCACCCGTGGGCAAAGGTGCGGCTATCGCGAGCTGACTGATTTTGTGCTCTTCCAGTGTAGCTAATACCTCGGAGAGCCACGATGCATAAGGTGCATCAGAGATCAGGTAACTTGCCATGTTGTCCTCCTCACAGTGTCCACCGGCTCTTGTTCGGGCGGGTGTCTACGTGCACCCAGCCCTTTGCCCGGCCTGCCTTGACCGGGTAGCGGCCCACGCCGCCCCAGCCGGGCATCAGGCTTTCGGCGTAGGCGGCCACAGCCAGCGGGTCGGTGTCCTGCACCTGAATGTCAGCGGCCCGGCCCAGCAGGTGCTGGCTGGATTTAGAGCCGCCCACCTTTGTGTTGTGGCTGGCCGTGCGGTAGCCGCTGGTGATGGTCACCGGCTTGCCGAAGTGCTCCCGGATGCACTGCAGCAGCACCACAAGGCCCTCGTCAATGAGGATGGTGTCGGTGCCGTCGCGGCAGCGGAACTCCCGCACACGGAACGCGGGGGAGAGCTGCTTTGCGCTGTCTGCTTTCAGGCTGTACTGTTTGATCGCCATATGGATCACGTCCTTTCACGGCCCGGTCAGGCGCTGGTCTTTTCGGTCAGCATCTCGGTCAGCTCGGCGTACTGTTCATCGGTCAGCTTGGCGGCGGCGTAGAAGATATCCAGCTTCTTTTCCATACCGGCGGTCTGGCCGCGCTCGATCATACGTTTGCAGGTTCTATAAAGTGCCATAGTAGTCATTCCTTTCTGTTCATGCGGTTTCAGTTGTTTCATCATCGGTCACGCCCAGCTCCAAAAGAGTTAGGCGGTAGTCCTGGTCAAGGTTCAAAGCGTCTGCGTCGGCAAGAGCGGCATTCAGCGCCGCCACCGTCTCCGGCAGCTTGTCCTTTGCTTCCTGCTTTTTGCGTTCTTCTTCCTGCGCGGCCAGCTCTTCGGCGGTGTAGCGGATGTATCTCTGGATGGGTACCTTTTCCACCCATTCCTCCTGCGCCTGTACGCCGAGCACATCCACCACCCGCTGCACGTCCATGCCGCCGTTCGGATACTCGGTCACGGTCTCCCAGTGCCACTGCTCCTCCACGCCCTCTACGGCAGGGTGGGTGATCTCTTCAGTGCTGGTGGTCAGATACCCAAGCGTCAGGTCCGGGTTTTCCACGACCGCGCCGGTCTCGTCAAGGATCTTCATTGTGTCACCTCCATGGGGGTCACATATTTGCCGATTCGCGAGTAAGATACTTTTCCGTCAGGACTTTCAGCCGACAGCATCCACTGTCCGCCGGTCTTGCCGGAGTCACTGCGGTTTACTTTTACGCATCCATTTTCGTCCAGCTGCATCGGGGGCACAAAGCTACCGTCGCTGCGCCGCAGGTGGAGTCTGATTTTGCAGGTTTTCCACTCTTCCGGGATGGCAAAGTGCAGACTGGTCGGGTGACCCTCACTGCCAAACTGCAATGTTGCCACAGTGTCAAATGTCACAGGGATCATCGCTCAAAACCTCCTTTCTCAGGCCACGCGCCGCCAGATGTGCACATAGTAGGCGGCAGGCTGCACGGTGGCGCTGCGGCCGTAGATGGCATTAGACTTGGACGCATCCAGACTGAACTTATATACATCAGAAAAGTTATTGTATTCGCCCGTAGTTGCGATCGCGCTGCCGGCAGTGAATGCGCCGGATACCTTATGTTCACCCTTTTTTACATCCGCGACAAAAGAGCCTGTGATGTTCGGCAGTCCGGCCTCCACGGTGGTGCCCGCTGCGTGGCCGCTGCCAGCACCCATCAGTACCCGGTTCTGCGCAATCTCCTGCCATGTACCGCCGAACAGTGCGGCAGGGCTTGTACGTGCGGTGCTCTGGTAGATGCTGCCCACGGGAAAAGGATCCACGCTTTTCAAGCTTTTCAACAGCGCATCCACCTCGGCACGGGTGTAAAAGCTGCCACCCCTCATGGATTCGATCACGGCCTTCCACTGCTGCACCAGCGTGCCGGTGGGGATGCCATGCACACCATCCCGCATCACGCCGCAGACGGTCTCATCTGCGCGCGTGTCGTAGATGTCGGCGGCGGTAACGGCGGTGGAGCCTGCAGGGCGCTTGATCTCGGCAAGGCAGAGGTCGTAGATCAGCTCGGTGCGGGTGATGGCCGGGGCAGCAGGCCCGGCAGAATTCGGGACACCTTCCAGCACCTGCAGGCTGGTCTTTTTGGCGGCGGCATCGTAGCGCAGCACGATGCGGTCAATGCGGCTGCGTACAGGGTCCGCTTCGGTGAGCACCACGGTGGTGGGCTGCTCCATGATGATGCTGCGGCCCTTGAACCGCGCCGGGCGCACCCATGCCTGACCGGCGCTCACCTGCACGCTCAGGCCGCCCTGTGCCGTGACGGAGAAATCCTCCTCGGCGCTGTACACGCCGCTCAGGCGGGTGGCGAGGTAGCCCGAAGCGTCGTCGGCATCGTAGGTAATGCCGTTTTCGGGGTAAGTAATGATATCAGCCATAAAGTCCTCCTAAGTCTTGTGCCAGGTGGGCGTGCCCAGCCGGATGGTGCGGGTGGTGCCGCTGTCCTCGCTCTGGGTGATGATGTCGGCCACGCGCACCATGGCAGTGTAGCCCAGCTGGGGCAGGCTGGCGCTCAACACGTCGCCCACCTGCAGGGTGTCGTCGTCCACGTCAAACTCGATACTTCCGGTGCGCAGCTGGGCCAGAAGCTTTTCGCCGCCCCGGTCAGCCAGCTTTGCCAGATAGCTCTGGCTGGTGCTGGTCTCGCCGTCCTCCGGCTGCACGTCCCGGGCATCGATGTACAGCTCTCGCCGATCAGCGCCGGTGGCGTTTACATCGCCCACCCAGACGGTGGCGCGCTCGTCACCTTCGCCAGCGCCCTGCACAAGGGCCACGTTGGCGTAATCGGTATCGGAAAAGCTCCACCCGGAATTCAGCAGATTGCCCCACTGGGGGCTGTAGCGGCGGTTTGGGTCGAAGGTGGGCCGGAAGCACTCGAAGAGCAGCTTTTTCTTGCTGCCCTTGCCGTCCAGCACGATGCGGAACCCCAGATCACAGGCCTGCCCGATGGTCTGGCAGTAGTCGAAAATGCTGCCGCCGGAGGTCTGCTTTTCAAAGGTGGTGTCAAAGCCGTACTCGGTGCCCAGCTCCAAACGGGGCCACGGCTTTGCGGCGCTCACAAGGCTGCGCATGGCGGCTTCGGCGTTCTGGTTCTTCACCGTCACAGCAGAGACGCGCTTTGTCAGCAGCCATGTTGCCGGGTAGCCGGACACCACAAGGTTCGCGTCCTCGTTCTGGTTGGCGCGGGCGCAGATGCGCATGGGGATGCGGGGGTTCTCGTCGCTGCGCACCAGCCAGCGGCCCTCCTGCAAAAGCTGCAGGTTCTCGGTGGTGGGGCGCACCTCAAGGGTAAAGCTGCCCTCGGAGTAATAGGGACTGTCCCAATAGAGGGACACCCACACGTCCACCCAGCCCACGCGGGCAAGGGTGTCTGCGTCCAAAACGTCTATTCTCATAGCGGTTCGGGCAGGATGCCCGCCTCCATCGGGTAAAAGCTCACGGATGCCTGCAGGTAGCCGGAGCCGTTCTCGGCCTGCATGGAGAGCATGTTATCGCCGGGCTGCAGCTCGGTGAGGGTGCTGTCCTCGTCCAGCTTTGCAAAGATGTTCTCGGTCACGCCTGCCCGGGTCAGGGTGCAGGCCAGCCGGTCAGAGGTGCTGCGGTAGATTTCCAGCGTCTCGTCCGGCTGCAGGGTCAGGTCAAAGCCGATGAAGGCCCCGGTCTGCAGATCCACCACCTTGGGATGCGTCACCGGCATGTCGCACCGCAGGGTGGCCGTGAAGGGCACCGGCAGGCTGCCCTCGTTGCGCAGCACTGCCGCCGTGCCGTCCCGTTTGATGCCGTAGATGTGGCTGTCGTAGCAGACAGGAAAGCGGAACGCCTTTTCGTACCCGCCCAGCACGCTGCTGACGGCATTGAGGTCGTACCAGAAGGGCTTTTCGCTGTAGAGCATGAGCGAACAGCGCGGCTGCGGCGTGTAGCTGGAAAAGTAGGGCGTTTTCTGCAGCACGAACCGGGTGAAATAGTGGTCGCCAAAGTACAGGGTGCCCTTGGTGAAGTAGGGCAGCTTTTTGCTGAACGCCCGGGCATTGTCCAGCGCATACGCGCCCCAGAACACCACATCGAGGGTGCGGGACACGCCGGAGACGCTCTGACCCTCCACGGTGTCGCCAATCTGATTGACACCCTGCGCGGTCTGCAGGTCCACATCCACCCCGTTCAGCGGGTCGAGAACGTAAGGGGCATCGTAGTCCCAGCCCAGATGCAGGACGGCACCGGCATCAGTCACGATTTTGAGATGGTCCTTAAATAGCACAGTGTCCTCCTTTCATCGTTTGCGGGCCTTGGCCTTGTCGGCTTCCCAGCGGGTCTCGCGGGCAAGGTCGGCGGCGGTCTGAGGCTTGCTCTGGATGTACTGATTGATGGTGGTATCGCCCTCGCGGTGGTAGCTGCGGGCGGCGGACACCACCTGTGCTGTGCCGGATGCAGCCACGGTGCTGCCCAGACGCATGTTGTCGGAAAGCACCAGCGCCCCCGCCTGCCGGATCATATCGGCAAGGGCAGAGTTGGTCTTTTCCAGCGCCTTGGTGTTGGCGTTGATGGCATCTTCCAGACTACCGGTGCCGGTGGTGATGTCCACGCTGCCCATGCCGCCGGAGCCGGACGAACCGCCGCCAGAGGAACCGCCGCCGTGGCTTACGTTCTTTTTGGAGCCGCCCATGCTGCCCACGATGGCCGCAATGGCAACGCCCAGCGCGACCGCTGCCGCTGCCACGATCAGGCCCATCGGTATGCCGAAAACAGTCGCGCTCAGCGCGGCAGAAATGGCGGTCAGCATTCCCTCAAACGCTGCGCCGATAGTGCCTACCATGGTGGCCACGCCCGCAAAAATGGTGGGGAAGCTGGACAGCAGACCGCCGCTCAGGCCCTGACTGATGGCAAGGGCCGCATTGCTCAGCGGTGTTTTTAGCCCGCCGAAGATCTCTATCAGGGTGGAGCCGAGGCCCTGCGCCTGCTGCCAGACCTCAGAGAAGCCGCCGGTCAGGCCGTTCACGATCTGCCCGCCAAGGTCGATAGCTCCCTGCACCAGCTGATCGCGGGCACCGCCCAGCGCTTTGTTGAGCTTAGTCACGATGCCAAGGGCAAAATCATTGACCTGCTTTTTCTGGTCGGCAGTCAGACCGCCGTAGATGGTGCTTGCCACCCACTTGCCGATGCTCAGCCAGTCCTGATTCTTGACGGCGGTGTACAGATCATCGAAGGTGCCCAGCACGCCGGTATCTGCTTCGGTCTGCAGCTCCTTCCACAGGCCGTCAAAGGTGTCTGCAGCGGATTTCTTGGTGGTCTCGGCTACCTGCACGGTGCCGTCTGCGGCGATGGTCTTGACCCGCTCGATGGTCACGAGGGCACCGTCCACCACGTCGTCGTAGACCTCGGTGATGACCTGTTTCTGGGTCTCGGTGCCGTCGGTCAGGGTCTCGGTGACGGTCTGGGTGGTGGTCTTGACCCCGTCTGCCAGAGTCTCGAAGGTGGAGGTGACCGTCTTAGCGGTCTCCCGCACTGTCTCCATGGTCTGCTTGACGGTCTTGGTACCGTCCGCAGCCACCTCTGTGATGGTTTTGATGTCCTTCAGCACACCGCCCACCATCTGGCGGGAAGTCTCGGTGATGGTCTGTTTCTGCTGCTGTTTGCCGTTGGAAAGGGTCTCGTTGACCGTCTCCACCGTGCGGGTGATGCCGTCTTTCACGGTAGTGGTCGTGTCGGAGATGGACTTGACTACGGACGCAGTGACGGCTTTGGTGCTGGCGCTGGCCTTTTTGCCGGAGGTGCTGACAGCAGATGCGGCTTTGCCTGCGGACTGGGAGATGGTGGAGGCGGCTTTCTGGCTTTCGGCCGCTGCGGCCTTTGCTTCGTTCTGGCGCTCAGTCCAGCTCTTGTTGCTGATGCCCTTGCCTGCCAGTGCGTCCTGATGCCGCTGGTCACGGTTCATTTCTTTGCCGTTGTAGGCTGATGCCACCGCAGAAGCAGCGCCGGACGCGATGCCGGTGGTGGCGGCATTGCTGGCCGTTCCAACGAGGTTGGCAATCAGGCCGGACACCCACGAGGTGAGCTTGCCCCACACGCCTGCAATGCCGTTGATGATGCCCTGAACGATGTTCTCACCAATATGGCCGAACTCGTCCATGTTTCCGTCCCAGACACCCACCAGCTTTGCGATGCAGGCGAGGGCTGCTTCGGCCAGATTTTCGATGCTGCGGATGATACCGTCCACCAGCGTGGTCAGCATAGCTGCACCGCACTTGAGGATGTCCGGCAGATGTGAGATGAGCGCGGCAGCAAACCGTGCAATGAGGTTGGCCGCTGATGTAATGAGGTTGGGCAGACTGTCCGTGATACCGATGATGAGATTTTCCAGCAGCTGGACACCGGTGTCAAAAATATCATCCTGATGATCTGCCAGATAATTAAGCAGCTCAGTTAGAAGGTCAGAAACAGCAGATACAGCATCGGGTATCTTCTGTATCAGTCCGTCGGCAAAATTGTCCAACAGCTCGGCAGCGGTGTCCAACATGGCAGGGACACCGCCCTCTGTGAATGCATCCGTCAGTTCCAGAACAACATCGTTTGCGACCGGAAGCAGGTCGGACAGCGACGAATAGAGCGAATCGGACAGTGCCCCCAGCAGAGCCTTCGTGTTATCGGTCAGGGTGGACAGCCTGCCGTTGAAGGTCTGGCTGGCTTCCAGCATACCGTTGTAGAACTGCCCGCCCTGACTGGTGGCGGCTTCCACCGCTGCTTCCAGCTCGCTGAAGCTGACCTTGCCGTCCGAAATGCGCTTGTACAGGTCGGACATGCTCTCGCCGGTGGCATCACAGATCTGGTTCAGCGGGTTGAAACCCGCATCGATCATCATGTTGACGTTTTCCAGCGTGACCTTCTGCGCCGAGGACATCTTGCCGTAGGCGCGGGTCAGGGTCTGCAGCTTCTCGGCGTTGCCCAGCGAGATATCACCCAGCCGCTGAAGCACACCGGTGGTGTCGTCTGCCGCGATGCCGAACTGCAGCAGGGTCTGGGTGCCGCTGGTCAGGTCATCCAGCGAGAAGGGCGTGGATGCCGCCATTTTGCGAATTTCGGAAAGCTTCGTTGCGGCGGCTTCCTCGCTGCCCAGCATGACCTTAAAGTTGGTCAGGTAGCTTTCCATGGTGGCGTTGTAATCCACACCGCTTTTGACCACCTCGGCCAGCTTGGACGAAGCCTGTTTTGCAAAGTCCGCGATCATCTGCCCGGCGGCTATCGTCCACTTACTGGTGCTTTTTTCTGCCGGGTCGCTGTTCAGCCTTACTTCGCCGGTGATGCTGAAATCTGCCACTGTGTCCACCTCTCATTCGGAGCGCGGGCACAAGGGCACAGGCTGTTATAACTTGATCTCTACCTCCCGCTTACAGGCGGGATTTTTGCATTTTACCCACAGGCCATGGGCGGATGCGGCATTTTCTGCCCACACCGGCAGCGCCCGCCCGCAGTATGGGCAGGGCACCGGGGCGCGGCTAGTGCCGGAACCGCGCAAGGAACGCAGCGTCATGCTCTTCGACCGAAACGACACGGGCGGCACCCCCTCTCAGCTCAGCAGGCAGGGCAAAGCGCTCCTGCAGGTCGGCGTAGCGGTCGCGCATACTGCCCTCGTACTCGGACAGGTCCATGGTGCGCCAGCCCATGATCTTTGCCATGAGGGTCTCCTCCGGCAGGGCGGCGAACAGCGCCCGGAACCGGAACCAGTGCACCCGCTCCTTGGTCAGGTCGATGCCGTAGGCCTGCTGGAATGCCGCCACGATGTAACCGGCATCGCACTGGTAGTCGAAGGCAAGACCGGAAGAGGGAGCGGTACTGCTTTCAGCTGCGGCGCTTTCGGCTGCTTTTTCGCCCGCCTTATAAAACTCGATCATGTACCCGTAGGCGTCGATGATCTTCTGAGGGTCGTTCAGAAAACAGTGTGGGTCTTTGTAAAAACGCCAGAGAGCGCTGACCGCAAAACCGATGGGATCATCTCCTGTCTGGCCGCGCACATAGGTGTTGACCAGCCAGACCATGGGCCGGAAATCCGGGATGATCTCGTATCCATGCCACCGGGTGGGCAACTCGTCCAGCAGCAGATCAGACATGGCGCTCTGCGGCGATCTGCAGTGCGTATGCCGCCAGCTGCTGCATGGCATCAGGATCATCCCGCAGGGCATTCATAGCCTGCCGGGCATCGATCAGCCGCTCGGTTTTCTGCTTTGCGGATACCTGCGCATCCACCCGCTCCACCATCCGGGAGGCAGGCGGTGCGGGATAGCTTACAGGCGGATTGTGCTTGCCCTTTTTGGCCTGTGCGCGGCGCTGCTCCCGGTTCATGAGCTGGGCAGGCTTTGCGGCATAGCGCTGTTTCTCGGCGGCAAAGGCATTGCCCAGCTCCTCGATCACGTCATAGATGGGGGCCATGTTGTTTTCATCCAGTCCCAGACGGGCGGACGAGCCTGCACCGAGGATCTCGTCGATGCAGTCCATGGCAATGCGTGCCTGTGCACGTGCATGGTCGCCCAGACGGACACCGCCGCGCCGGAACTGCTCCGACTCCTCGGCGCTCCGGCGCTGCATCCGCTCGTTGGCATCCTCAAAGCGGTCAAGGTCGTTGGCGTTCATCAGGGAAAATTCAAATTCCTGTCCACAAATAACCATATTCTGGCTCCTTTCTTGGGCCGTGCCCCGGTTCTGCCCCGGAGGAATAAGCTTTGTTCACGGCATAAAAGATCCCCGTTCCGGGTATGGAGCGGGGACTGTGTTTGAAAAAAAATCAGCCCTTGACGGCCTTGACGGCCTTGGCAGGCTCAGCGGACTGGGTGGCGGGGTTGTAGTCAAACTCGTCCGGCGTGCCGATGGCCTTCACGTCGCAGGCAAAGGTGGCCTTGGAACCGGCTGCACCGCCTACGTCGCTGGTGACGATGATGGCAGCGCGGCCCTTTTCGCCCTTGCCGGTGCGCAGGCTGAAATAGATGTACGGCACGATGATATCGCTGCCGGTACCGTATACGATCTTGTGGCTCAGCACAAAATCCTGAAAAGCATCGCCCACGCAGCGGTCGCCGTTGACGGTAAGGGTGCGCTGGGTGCCGGTCTTTTCGGTGACGTTGCCGGTACGGATGTACTGAGCATCCTCGGTGGTGGCGTTCAGGGAGCCGGAATGCTCCTTCACATGGTCGGCGCAGACGATCCACTGGCTTTCCTTGGTCTGGGTGCTCTCGATCTGGAACGCCAGCACAAAATCGTTCGCCGTCTCAATGCCGGTATACGACGCGCTGGGCGTGATGCCGGACTTGGTAATGGCTTCAGATACAGTCATATCAAAACTCCTTTCATTTGGGCATGTAGTAGGTCAGACGCATTTGCAGCTGCATCTTACAGCTGCCCGCGCTGTTTGTGACGATGTAGCCGCTGTTCGTCACGGCAATGCCGGTGGGGGTTTTATTCCCGCCACAGGCCGAGAGGTCGGGCAGGTTATGGCGGGCATCCTGCTGCATGACCCACTCGGTGAGCTGCTCGAAAAAGCCGCTGTTCTGGATGCTGACGGCATCCACCTCGCTGTACTCCCGGCGGCTGAGAAAGAGGTAATTCTTCGCCATTTCCCAGCCGGAGATGTACTCGGTGATGATGGGATCACCGGGGCTATCCTCGATGGAAAAGGCAGTGGATTCTTCTTCCAGCCCGGCAATGCGGAATGCTGCACCGGTGGCTTCCTGCTCGTCGGCGATCAGCGGGCAGGTCTTGAGCCATGCCCGCAGGGCGGCAATGGTGGGCTTTACGGTTTCGCTCATTTGCTCCCTCCCAGAAACTGCTTTGCGGCATCATGGGCGAACTTTTCCATCTCGTCCTTGTGGTCGGCAATGGCCCGCTGGCCCCAGTAGGAGCCGCGCAGGCCGTTCTCACCATGTAGACCCTTGCCCTGTTCATGCAGATAATACTGCCTGCGGGCGTAGGGCGTATTGTACACCAGCAGACCTTCCTTGAAGTCGGATGCCTGATTCACGCTGTTCTTCAGCGTGCCGGTGTCAAAGGGCACATAGGGGTCTACCGTTGCAGCCACTTTCTGAGAAAAGGCAAACTGCAGCTTTGCGAACCGCGCATCCATGTCGGCCTGAAAGCCGGGCCGGAAGGTGATCTTGAAATCAAAAACCGGTGCGCTCATACGATCAGCTCCCTTCCACGTGCCAGTGGGGCAGCAGCGGCTCCCGGTTATCGGAGACAGCCGCTGCCGTACAGCATAGGTGCGTTTTTTCGAGTTTGGCATACTCTTCGACGGTCAAGGCAGGCACCGCGCCCTGCACCAGCTTCCAGCCGCGTTTCAGGGTCCAGTGCTTGGCCTTTTCCGCAGCAGGAAGCGCCGCCCACTGAGCGTAGGGCAGATAGCCCATGGTGCACACGCTGGCCGGGATGCGGATGTGGGTGGTGCGCTCCGGGTCCTTGGCAGTACCGGAGCCGGAGGTGGAGCGGCATTCTCGCCAGCTGCACCCGGCGAACACCCAGCACACCGGCATGTCCGTCTCGGTGGCAGTGTCGTGGATGAGGTTCACCACAGTAACGGCTGTCTGCATCACAAAATCCCCCTGTACAGCAGGCCGTGCGGGTCACTGCCCAGCGCGGTGCGGATGATCTCATAGGCTTCCTGCCGGGCGGCGGCGGTCACACTGGCATTGCTGCCAAAGGTGACGCTGTAGCCGTCGTTTGAGACGCTGGCAGCACC